TGTTTTTGTCACTCTAAAACACGCAAACAGTCTGCCTTGCACGATTGTGCTTATGATCCGGGGTTGGGATAAACGCTCGCTGACTTAATGAGTTGGGGAAATCCAAGAAAAAGTCCAAGTCGCGTTTCATCTCCGAAAGCCATAGTCAAAGTCGAAAAGAAAGCAAAGGGGCTCACAGTGGTACCGTAGTAGTCGTGAACGTCCGCAAGAATGTCATAGTCAATGTACTGATTGCCAAAATACTGGTCGACGTTTTCAAAATTTTGAATTGCCAACATCGAATGGTAAATGCCAGGATAGTAACACTGAAATTCAGCCACGTGAGTGTCTGAGAATCGAATCAAGGGGAGGTTCAACAACGAAGCAGGCGGGTTGCTGTAGCCAATCGAGTTTCCAAGTCCATTCAGCGATCCACTCGAAAAGAGCGCTGGTTGGGGATTATAGGTCAAATAACCTGTTAATCGGCCCGGGTACGTGTTCGTTCCTTGCGGATTGACAACGTGAAGTTGTAGTTTGAAATTCATGGGGCCACGAAACAAACGAAAGCTATTGAACATAGCGCCGATCATGCCGCCTGAGGCAGCTGGGTCGACAAGATAGCGAAAGAGCGTATCTGGATGCGCACCGGTATTTCCAGCCGTTGCAGCAACTGCATGATATCGCTTGCACATCTCACGGAGATTGCGATAGGATTCGCCAAAATGTGGAACCTTGATGTCAGATGTATAGACATCGCCGACGCCAAGAGGGATAACACCAGTGTCATCCTTCGTATCTGTGTTCAAATCACCAGACTCTTGCTGAGCCTTAAACGTCGCAGTGGCTTTAGCCAAGGCGGCTTTGCGTTTTTCAAGCGCTGGGTCGCGGGGGGATCTAGCTGGGTTCGCCAAAAGATATCTTCCACCCCACGGTGATAGCGTGTGAAACTCAAAGTCGTCTCCGGCCTTAAGAAAAACATTACAGTCCACGTTGTTGGCCACGTTGTTCGGGCTTTTTAAGGGCACGGCAACTCTAATCGAAAAGCTGCCTGTTACATAGTCCATTGCTCGGACTGCTGTGTCGCTCTCAGTATCGCTCAATACTTCGCCGTTCCACACTCTCTTCCACGGAGTGTCAGAGTGAAATGGAATGCGGATTTCAACGGTATTGTTGTTGTTCCTAATCGTCTGCGAATTGACGTACTGGGAAAGTGCTGTCGTATAGTCTGTTGGGGGCGTGATAGTCGCAATGTGATTGCAAAAATCAAGACGGCCTTCATGGAAGGCAGTGCCACTCACTTGCAGAACAATAGTCAAGCTACCTCTCCAGTACGTGAAAAAGTTAGATAAGAAACCAACAATAGTCGGGTCAAAAGCCGTAGTAAGGTTATGTGGATTGAGAAAATGTGCGGGCGACACAATAGTCTGATAGAGAATTGTGCCGACTGATGCAGTGGCTGGCCAGTTGAATGTTCCAACATAGACCGGCTTCTGCAGCAAATATTTAAGATCCATCTCGTCTGTGGCATCACCAAATTGTTCAGTGGTAACGTCCATCCTAGACGGCTCCAATGACATGCGCTCAAGCTGTTCTTCAGCTCGGCTCTGTGCCATATATCCAGCATCTTTGTGTACAAGTGGTGGAGGAATCATTGTAATAGCGGGCTTATCCAATAGGATGCCTGCGACCGCGCCAGTGATGGCGCTGGGAAGAATGGTTTCTGTAAGATTGTCGAGCTCTTGCCCGATACCTGTAAACAGACCAGCTTCTTGCACTGCCGCATAGGTCTTATAACCAGAATGGGTGCCAGCCTTATGTGAAAGACGGATTTCGTCGCTAAGAGCTTTCTTAACGAGTACATATCCAAGTTTCTCAGCATCTCGTGCAACGAGAGCCTTAAATGATTCACCTCCTTGGCGGGGCACTTTGAAGTGCGAACCGCCAAAAGACACAAATACTTTCACCTCAACGCTCGTCGAGGATCCAGTTGCTGCTTGCAGGATGTTGAACACCTGCACATGGAGCTGTCCAAGAGAATCGCCAAAAACTAGGTCAATAAAGCCCTTGTTATAACGAAACGGAATCTTGAAGTCAACGACTGTGCCGTCGGCTGGGTTCAAGAACTTATGCTGTAGCTGAGTCCATCGGGTTGGTCCGAATAGTCCTCCGCCTACAAGACGGCTCTTGTTGATGCATGTGGGTACATAGTAAATGCCAAGTCGACCTTGGTGAAAACGTGACGCCACGAGCTGAAATCGGACAGTGATGTCCTCAGATCTCCACCATTGAAACCGTTGAAACGGTGACGAGACGAGGTCGTTCTGCAAAAGATCTGCAGGAACGTCTGCTGGTCCCGTGATAAGGGAGTTGATCGGTATTTCTGTGCCCGTCGCGTCAGTGAGAGCCCACTGAAATGCACCAACAAGATTCCATCTATTGAGCATTTTGTTCAGATCCCAGTCGTTCTCATTCAGATGACGAGAGGCCATGCCCGTGGAGGACTTGGCCTTTCCGTCAACTGGTTGAGCGACAACGGTCTGCTGTTGTTCGGACAGGTGGACACCTTCTTTAGATGCCACGATTGGAGTGGAGTCGTCAAGAGACGACTCAGTGCCAGTTGTTGCCGCCGGTGTATTGGCGACAGGCGCCACGACTGCGTGGTCGTGCGCGGTTCCAGACTCTTGTTGAGCCCGGTACACTTGGACAGGAGCTTCTGAAAGTTTCAGAGCTTCCATCGCTTCGGTAACGATGTCGTTTGTTCGCTTAATAGCTGCACAGTGAAGGCATTTACTAGCGTAAACGATTCCATCAAGGGTTGTTTTAGCATCCCCATAGGAAACATCTGAGGCTTCCATAGCACTCCGAGCTTTATCATGTACAGCTTTGTACTGTTTAAGCTCGGTGTTAGCCACGGTAGATTCGCCTTCTCTCTTAGACAGAGAGAGCTGAAGTATGAACTCTCGTTCATCTTCAGTCAGATCTCCACCACCAAAATCAGAATTATGTTGTGCGAGCTTTCGCACTATAGCCTGATAACGGTTTTTCGCAGCAAGTTTGTCTTCTGCGAGCGCCTTGCGGCGCTTGAATTCATCGTCAATTCGCTTAAACTTCTCAGATTGTTGGTCATAGAGGTTTTGAGCGGTGCGGAAGCGCGGGAGCTCTTCTTTTATGGCCTTGAGCCAAAGAGCTGTCATGTCCTTATACATGCAAATATGGGTATTGCGTGCATCATAGTAGTCAGTACGGGTTATCTGTTGAAAATCCATAGTTGTCGCAGTGCCACTCTCTTGTTCGGCTCGGTAAGCCATTTGGGTGACACTGTCCTGAACTGCCTTATAAAGTGCAGCCGGATCTCTTTGGGAGTTGCGGGAGTACCCGAAACTTCCAAAGGGGTCTGGAATTGATCCGTAGCCTAGGTACGCAGATTTTAGTGCGTAGAACATCACCAGGTTGAATGCAGGCTCGCATTGCAACATGGCGTTACGGTATTGGTTAAAAACCTGCTCTCCGTAAAAGAACAAGTTTCTGAGGACATCATTACAATTGTCTTCCGTCGCGCGACTAGGGTCGTCACACTTACGGATCCAATTAATGGTGTCAAGGTTAGCGTTCATATCGAAGTATGGTACATATCGATCGAACAGCACGCCAGTCTTCGTCTTCATAAAGAGACAGTCTTCTATAAGCTGATATGGAACCAACTCACCGGACTTGCTCGATGGTGTGTACTTTTGATCGTACTGAGCGAAGAGGGCGGCAATGCGCACATTGTTGTACTCTTGGAGAAAGGCTGTAGCGACAGACAGATTGTTGTCATCGCCAGCATACTTATCTCTAGTATACAAACGAAAGTAGCGCAAATCGTTCAGAGGAGCGCTAACAAGCAAAATCCAAGCAATGCGAAACATCGCAGCGTTGACTAATGAGTTCAGTACAAAAGTTAAGTACCAGCCAGAGGGCATGCAGCCCAAGACCAGTATAATAATCGTGCACATTCCAAATCCGTCAAACGACCACGAAAATCGCAGATGCGTAAAGATAGAATGAAGGAACAAGATGTACCGTTCCATCGCGGGGCTCGAAAACCTCGCGTTGCCATAATAAACATTAATCAGCTCTGTAAACAAAATTGCTATCAGAGCTTTGAAAAGTCCATCCCAGTCCGACTGGTCGCCATCTAGGCCGTAGTCTCCTACTTCCTTGAAGCGACGAATCATCTGGTCCCACTCTTGCGAGCTGCGGTTCAAACCTAGTGTAGAAAAGGTTTTACTGCGCACTCGCCGCAAAAATGCACAAAAGCCACCGAAGTGACGTTTATTGTGCAAAAATGAAGTGATTGATCCAGCGCAAAACATGCGAGTCTTGCCAAGATCGACTTTTTCAATAGGACGTTTTTCATCCTTTAATGTAGCCAAATATGGATCACTTGGGACGATGTCGTTTTGCAACAACTCCGTCCACCTTTCATAGTCCGCTTGAGCTTGTGGCCCAAGCGTCCAATTACCGGGTTCACCGAGGAGTAGCGCTTTCTTAGCGCCTCTCAACTCAGGTGACAAGGAAAAAGGGTATCCAGAGGAGGTTGATGAATCAATCGACTCTATGACACCAGGAATGCCATTTAGACACTCGTCCATAGTCAGGGGCCGCGCGATGTCGCACGGCTTCTTCAAAGCCATCAGTTCTTCTGTAAGGGATTGTATTGCCATTCTCGTGGCGTCCTCAGGAAACTGCTTAGTGGATAGTCCGTATTTATGCAGCGCTCGAACGAAAGGGTCTTTCCCATCCGTGCGCTTAAGAAGTGCGGGCTTCGTGGTGTGCTTGTGTACTTTATCAAAAAGTACAGAAGGTCGTAGTTCTGTTTGATTAGAGCCTACAATGTGCTTCTTGCACTCACCCACGTACTGCGTCTTATTGACGCCCACTGTGTCACCATTCTCTTGAACAGCAACAACCTCATGTACAAAACGGTCTTCGCGTGAAACTTGCGCCTCACGGTCAAATTGTTGGAGATAGGTTGCAATTTCGCCTCTATTCATCATAGATGCGAAGGAGAGCTCAGGATTATCGAGAGCTCCACTCTGATGCATACCAATTATCTTCAACGAACCATCTTGGTGGGCCATGATCACGTTTCCGCAATCGCCCTTAGCGTGTGTGAAACTATACGTAAAGTCGCACGTGACATAGAATGACTGTCCAGTTTTGCTTACCATTTGCAGGCGAGCTCGACCGGGGTCAATTTCTGTCTCGTACGTCATACGTTCGAATCGTTGGTTGCGACGGGTTATGAAGCCCTTCGTACGCTTAGTATGAGGTTGCGCAGCTATCGTTGACATCAAGTCAAGATAGGGAGCGACATGTTTGGGCATTTCAATTAAGACGAGATCATCGCCTTCAATCGGTACAACTTTGCACTGTGAGAGATGAATCTCATATGCAACTGGATCACTAGATCGTGAAGAGTGTATGAAGAGAGTTTTAGTCTCCTCAAGAAAATGCTTCACGGTCATGAGGATTCGTCCTTTGACAAAAATGCCATTGACGAATTTGTTATGCTCATTCAAGAGTATAACCTGGTTACGGCTAATTTTAGCCATAACACCCTCATCGTTTAGATCACCAATTTGCTGCACAGCCGGATGTGTTGGCTGCGCAAAATGTGCACGCATAAACGTAGGGCGGGCGGCAGCCTGTGCCGTCTTGCCCTCACCAGATTCCGCCTCAGCCTTGTCTCCTTTGATAAAGACACGGTAGACGGTGTAGATCATTGCCAATGCTGCTCCTATAAGTGCAAGAACAGCCAAGATGTTTCTCCAATGCTTGCTAAACCACGATTGCATGTGATCAACAACTCGCAATATTTGCTCAAAACCAACCCATCGTGAAGACATGTTGGGAGCAGGCGGTGTGAAGATGTCATCGTCGTCGTCTTTTACAACGGCGGCGTTACTATCATCAAACGGATTAAGGGTATCTGCGAGAGTAGCCTTATTAATCGTATCCAGCTCTGCGGCAAGTTCTGCCGCGGTGCGCGCTTTAATGTTCGCGCGCAATGCTTGTTGTTGAATTGGAATTGCCATGGTAGCACCATCACCAACCTCCTGCACAGCAGGGGTGGCGACCAGCGACTTTTGGACGTCGCGGAAATAAGAATAAAAATCCTTAAGTGGTTCTTTGCAAAGATGCTTATTAAGCTCCTTACTAACACTTGATTGTTGTTCATAATGAGTGATAAACTCCTGTTTGAGTAGGAGTTGAAGCGCTTTAACGCTATACAAATTGTCACCACCGGAATGCACGACTTTTTCAGTCTTGCCATCAACGGTAGCACGTTCGACTTGATATTCTTTATCAACACTGAAACGAGAGTCCCAGGTGATAATTAAGCCGAGTCGGCGCTGAAGCGCCTGTTTGCTAACAATTTGTTTGCATTGCGTAAACTCTTTAAAATTCGAGTTTATTACAACTATGGGAGCAGTAAATGCTGCACCTTTCACTCCTACCGACGGATTGTCAATAGAAGCGAAAGGCGGCAAATATGCTGCGTTAGAAACCATAGCCATAAGTTCATTAGCGCATGTATCTTCGGTTTGGGAACCGAAATCATCAAAAACAAAAATCTTATGTTTGTCAGGGTTATAGCCATCAAAATAGTCAGATCCAGGGTTTCGCGAATATGAGAGATCACGAATTTGCTCCATCGTACCGGGTATGATACCGGACAGACAGAGCGGCCAAGTCGAAGACTTGCCAGTGCCAGGGAGGCCAAACATAGTAACTACAAAAGGTATTGGTTTTGAGCTAACTGTGTTCGGTCTCATACACGCTTGCATATTCGTATAGAAATGCTTGTGCAAGCGGAGAACCTGTTCATTAACTGTATATTCGGAGTAAAGATACTTCTCAGAATCTTTCCAGGACGCGCAAAAATGTTCGTACGCGTCGATTGAAGCACAAGAATCGCCAGTAAGCATAGCCTTATAGGCCTGCATCATAACAAAAATAGGATTCCCAGGTGTTTTACAATCATGAGCGAACCTCTTACGAGGATCGGTCAAGGTAAACACTTTCGATAGCCAAGTTGGTAACTTGTCTACGAAGCCCGAAATGAGCTCATGGAGATTACGCCAGCCGGAGCTTAACGTATTGAAATCCTTAAGAATGTCGAAGATGTGGGTCTTAGGCATATACTTTGAAAATGCGAAAAGTGACTCAAGAATGTGCGAGCCACTTTCTTGTTGAGCAGTGATTGCGTTAACCTCTTTTACGAGGAAAGCGGTCTCACTATCATCATCAACAAGTTCGTGCTTACGATACACGGCTGTAGGCATTGGAGCGAAAGCGGTGGTCCACTTAAGCTGCAATGTATCAGAAATGAATGTCCATAGCTTAGAAAGAAGTGTATCTTCAAGAAGGACTGCCATTGCGAGGAGGCGCTCAGGCATCGACTTAGTAAAAAGAAGACGAATGAGCGCCAACGCGTATGTACAGGGCTTAGTAGTCACAGATTTAAGTATGACTGTAGCCATTAGAGATAGAGATTTCCAAACTTTACGAACAAGGAACGCTTGTACCTTGTCCGAAATTTTTGTATAAATCCAATCTCCAATACTCTTGAAGAACGAGCCTACTTTTTCAAATAGGCGCTTCACAGGGCCAATGATGGCATCTGCGCTTTCTTGCTGAGCAAGGAACGTTTTCAAATCGACACGCTTGCCTTTCATGGGGCCACGGCGCACGGTATGCGGCGCCTTTTGAATGGCCTCTTCCATCAGTTCGACAACGGTTTCCAGCGGTGTAGCGGAAACAGGCAGTGTCGCCCAAGATTTTGTCGAGACGCGCTCAATCGGAGCGGTCCAAACTGAGATGTCTGGGCGAATACGGGTTTCCATATCATCGACTTTATGCCAATAATTCTTACAGAAACGACAGATCAAGATTCGACCGGGAAAGGTCTTATCAGATATGAGATTCAAAACGTTGTTAGTACAGTTACCACAGACACGTTTAACTGTGTCTTTAGTGATATGTTGTTGAGTACAATGGCAGATTGGTCGCATAAATACGGCCAACTTGCTGTCATCAGACTTAATACTGTACTGCATCTGATAGTCAGAAAACGTCCTGCCATGTGGACAGCGATGACGCTTATTGTACATATGCAGACGTTCGCCAGGTTCTGTTCCAGTGTGGAGGAACATGTTGAGCCACGGTGATGTGTTCGGTGGAACCTGGCAATACTTCTTGAACTTGAGAATGCGGGATGCAACTCGTTGTTCATAGTATTGTGTTGGAGATTTTGCTGTTGAAGCTTTCATTGTGTCGTGTGCGACATGAAATGATGCTTCATTAGCTGCTACTCGCAACTGGTCGGAAAGTTGCTGCTTGGAAGCAGCAACACGTCGACGAGCATTTTGGCGTGAATGGTAGACTTTCATCGTGCTTGTAACGCCTTGGTTGGGCACGGTATTCGGAGCATAGTTATGCTCACGAG